CGCTGCGCGCTGAAAGTGCCGTCATAGGACTTGGCGATGCTGCTGTAGCTCGCGCCGATGCCGGCGGCCGCAGCTTTGAGCTGACCCTGGCGGAACGTCACCACGTTGGGGTTGGGCCGCTTACTGTCGATCAGGCCGATCTCTTCGCCCACCTGCAGGCCGTCGATGATCATGCCCGGTGTGAAGCGAAGATCTCGGCCGATCTTGTCGCCGTTTTCGTCCTTGTTGGCTTCGCTGCCCACATAGCCCTCGGGGCCGGCCGTCTTCTTGACGTAGGCCGTCAAACTAGCGGCGACCTTGGCCGCGATCCGCTCGCTTTCCTCGTAGTCCTTGATATCGTCCAGGCGGCCCAGGATCGAGGCGAACTCGCTGATACCGCGCGACTGGCCGATGTGATCGAGAAAGGCCAGGTGCCGAACGCGAGCGGCATCAATGCGCTTGAGCGCGGTGCGATCCGTCACCATGGCCGTGGTGTTTTCCAGCGGGTTGCCCTTGTAAACCCAATAGCCGCGCGCACGGCCCCAGGCATTACGCTCGATGCCCTGCACGATGTTGTTGCCGCTGTCGTTGAAATCGAGGGGCACGAAATCCGCCTCGAACAATTCCAGGGAGTACGGCACGCGGGTGCCATGGTCCAGGCCGGCGATCGGGCCGATCAGATCCTGGGAGAACGCTTCACCGTCGCGCAGCCAGGCGCGTGCGATCGCGCGCTGGCACTTCGAGAACGAGAAGCGCCACATAACCTCGGGCCGGCGCGTCCAGTCGCGCAGCAGGACGCGCAGCTGCGCCGCGTACTCTTCGTGAATGGTGCCGTCCTTGCGGCGCGGCTGCGGCTCGATGGCGATGCCGTTGGGGCCCACCACGTTATTGACCATCGTGCGCAGGATGCCGCGCGCGATATCGTGATTGCGCGCAGCATGCCTGGTGGACGCGCGCAAGGCGGCCGCGCCCTGCTGCACGATGCCATTGGGGCCCAGGCGATCGGCGTAACTCTTGCGCAGGCGGCTCGGCCCGCTGGACTCATGCGCGCGGTTGGCGGCGCGCGTGCCGGCGATCTGGTTGAACGCGGCGCGCAGGCCGGCGCGGCGAATGCCGCGCTCGGGATCGAACCAGCCCATAAGCCGATCGACTGGATTGAGCAGATCGCCAAGGGTGGGCTTGTTTTCGCTGGCCATGGTTTTGTCCGGTTAGAGGCGCCGGCCGCACGGCCTAGCTGGTGTAGTCGCCAAAGCGGGCGCTGGTGAACGGCATCCCGGCAAAGGTGGGTTGGCCATTGAGCTGGGCCTGCAGACTGACCAGACGGCTGCGCCACATGGTGAGTCCACGGCGGATCTGGGTCAGATCGGCCATGACTTCGGCTCGGTCGATGCCGCCGGCGCTGGTCAAGCGGATTTCCTGCGCCTCCAGGGCGGCAGTCTCGGCCGCCATATATTCGGCCACCTTAGCCTGGGCTTCGGTGAGTTGTTCCGCGATCGTTGCCATAGGCCGCGACCTTATGCGGCCCGCTGTCCAGTTTTTAAGGAAGAAACTGGACTTTGGGGAGCCAGGCCGGCGCGCATCAGTAGCCGCTGCTCTTCGATCACCTGGTAAAGGCGGCTGCGGCTGATCTTGTGCCGCTGCATGATCGCGGCCGCATTCTTGCCGTCAAACTCTCGATAAATCGCCGCGTCCCTATCGGCCTTGCTGGGCGCGGGGATGTAGATCGACTGCGCGCCCAGGCGCCGGCGAAGGAACGCCACCAGCCTGGCGCTCCACACGTTGGCAAATTCATCATGCAGGCCGATCTCGTTGCGCAACGCGTCCGAGATCTCGGCCTGCAGCAGCATGGCGGTGTCTTCGTCCTTGGCTGTCGGGTGTCTTGCTTCGTTGTTTTCCGTCGTCATCAGTTGCCCCTCAAAGGCGCGATCTCCAGGCATCACTGCCGAAGTCGCTGGGTGGTGGGGCCGTGGGTTTCTTGCGGGCCGCTGGTTGCGGCCTCTCGGGTATTGATCGGGTGCCGGGCTCTACCGCCTGGATGGCTTGGCCAGCAGCTGGCGCCGGCAGCTGAGGCAATGGAGCTGCAGCGGCCGGCGCCTCGGTGGCGTTGATCGGCGCTTCGCCATCGAACAGGTCCGGCACCAGCTGGCTTTCGAGTTGCTGCCACCGGCGCTCGGAAAATCTGGAGATCTCCAGCGCCTCGACCATGAACAACACGTACACGGTCAAGTCAACCACTTCGTTGGCGCCGCTGACATGCACCCAGCGGAAGGACACACGGCCGTTGACGCGCACCGGGATGCGCTTTTCGTTGCCGTACTGTTTGAAGAATTCCGCAGGCAGATCCGAAGCGAAGTGCACATAGCCGGGGCCCGGCTGCGTTACCTTGATGCGGCCGTAGAAAAGATCCTTAGCCGTGTCGGTGCCAACATGCCACAGCTTCACGCCTCGCTTGATCTGCCGGCCGAAAGCGTTGATATCCATGAACTTGGCCGAGCGCGCCTTGATCGGCTGGGCATCCTCGCTGCTGCCCTTGATGGCGAACAGGCGGAAACTGCTGCTGCGGTCTTGGTACTTGTGCACGAACGCATAGGCCTGGTGCGTGAAGTGGCCGCCGGTGTCCACGGCGGCGCCAGCCAAACTCATCCAGGCGCCACTGGCGTGGCGGTATTGCTCTTGCAGGCGAAGCCAGAGGCGATCCCAATCGGCCATCAGCGCCGGGTTGGCGTCCATCACGATGTAATCGACGGCCCACATTTCCTCGCCGCGCCCGAACGCACACACCAGGATCTCGAAGCGATCATCCTGAACGTCCACCGACCCGACCAGGATCGCGGGCCCGAAGGGAATCAGGCGCTTCACGTTGGCGCTGGCCTTTGCACGCGTGTGCAACGCGCTTACATCGGCCTTGTCGCCCTCTTCTTCCCAGGTTTCACCCTTCGTTTCGTTGACCCACTGGACCATGGGCGCACGATCGCCGGCCTTCTTGGCCGTGTTGGCGTCCAGAAATTCCTGGACAACCTGGGCCCAAGTGACGCCGGGCGCCTCGCTGTAGGCCGTCCAGCAGTGCATGCCCACGCGCCTGGGCGGCAAACATGGCGTGTGATCGGCGAGCGTCCACTGATAGCTGGGCTCGCCCTTCTCATCCCACCAATGGCGCAGCCGGTAGGTGCCGCAGTCGCTGACCCAGGCGCCCTTTTTGGCCAGGCGCAGGTAGTCGGCCTGGGTGATCGCGCCATGGCAGTGCTGGCAGTGGTGGCGCACCGTGCCGCGCGGATCGAGCGTGTCCCACTTGATCCCGTACTTGACTTTTGGGCCGCCCCACTCCAGCGGGTGCTCCAGATCGCAGTGCGGGCACGTGACGTAGAACCGCATGCGCACATCCATGGCCTTGTAAAGGCGCTCGATATGGCTGAGGCCCTTCTTTCGGCCGGTGCTGCCCCAAATGCACTTCGGATAGGTGGCACCCTCAACGCGCTTCCTAATCAGCGTGTCAGGCGTGCCGGCGCCCTCCACCGACTGCTCGAAGCCGTCCAACTCGTCGGCCGTCGCCTGCGCAAGCGTCAACCGGCGATAGTTGCCGGCGGCATTGCCGCCGCGCAGCTTGAGCAACGAGCCCAGGAACTTCTTTTGCTGCAGCGTGTTGGCTTTGCTCTTCTGCAGCACCTGCGGGAAGACGGTGCGCATCACCGACACATCGCGCAGCATCGTTTCCAGGTCAGTCTTGCAAAAGTCGTCGCTGTCCTTGTCGGTGGGCTGCCAAACGCACTGATTGCGCCGCTTGTGCTGCGCCGTGTAGGCGATGTTGGCCAGCAGGCACTTCGTGTAGCCCAGGCGCGCCGACTTGAAGAACGTGAATTCCTCGATGTTGTCGTCGCCCATGCACGCGAGAATTCCGATCTGAAACGGCCAAGCCTTCCACTCTTCCTCGCGCTGGCTCGATTCCGCCGACAGGTAGAAGTGGCGATCCGCCCAGCGCGGCAGGGAAATATCCTCAGGCTTGCGCAGCGCATCGAGACCGCGCTCAGTGCTTTCAATGATTGAGGCGCGAAGCTCCGGCGGCAGGGCCTGCAGCAACGCCTTCAGCTCGCCATGGTCGCTCAATCGCTGGCCCTCACCACTTCTTCCATGC